AAGCCAAACTTTCAGCAATGGAAGAAGAAAAAGAAGAAGTTTCCGCGGGTTACGAAGTGGAAGCAATGGAAGAAGAAGAAGAAGAAAAGCAAATCGTTATTAAAGCCAAATCGGGGAATTCCCCGGTCGCGAACGCAAGCGGACGCCCCCAAGCAACCGCCGCGGAGCAATGGCAAAACGCGATTGAAAAAGAAATTGCCAAGGGTCGAAATCGGGCCGACGCGGTACGTAATGCGAACCGTCGAAACCCTGGTTTACGGGCCGCTTATTTAGCCGAAATCAACTAAGAAAGGATTTTAGAAAATGTCACAATTTAACGACACCGGATATTTAGCAGCAACCGCCGACGCTGCGATTGGTCTTTACGAACGGGTTAAACTCGACTCCGACGGTAAGGTTACCCAAGCGGGATTGGCCGACCGCGGGATTGGCGTTTGTATGACCGAAGCATTTGCTTCCGGCGATGTAATTAACGTCGCGCTTTTCAGCAAAGCCGGAACGATGAAAATGATTGCCAGCGAAGCATTGAACGCGGGCGTTTTGGTTTATTCCGAAGCCAGCGGAAAAGTTCAAGACACCGCCCAAGCTACAAGCTACCTGGTCGGAATCGCTTTAGAAGCCGCGACCGCGGATAACGATGTTATCGAAGTAATGCCCGTCGTCGGCGGAATTACTGCTAACAGCTAAAACAAAATTTAAGGAGTTAATAAAATGCCGAACCCATCAAGTTCATTAAGTACCCTTCGACCGGACATTGCCGAATCGTTTATGGAATTCGATTTGGCGATGGACGCCCAAGGGTTTGTTTCCCATCGTGTTTTCCCCGTTGTCGAAGTCGCTTCGCAATCGGGAAATTTTGGAAAGATTCCTTTGGCCCAATTGCTACAACAGCGCGACACAAAACGCGCCCCTGGTAGCGGTTACGCCCGCGGGAATTTTACCTTCGAACCCGCTACTTACACTTGCCTAGAACACGGAGCCGAAGAACCCGTGGACGACCGCGAAGCCCAAATGTACGCGGAATACTTCGACGCCGAAGTTATCGCTTCGCTTCGCGCTTACTCTGCTGTTTTGCGTAACGCCGAGCAAAGAGTAGCGGACGCGGTTTATAATCCCACGACTTTCGCAAGTTATACCACTGGCGTAACAAACGAATGGGACGACCTAACAAACGCGACCCCAATTACGGACGTAGAAGCGGCCGTTCAAAACATTTACGACGCTTCCGGTCTTTGGGCAAATGCTTTGATTGTCAATAAAAAGGTAATGCGAAACATTCGTAATACCGACCAGGTTAAAGACCGAATCGCCGCAAGCGGAGCCGGTAAAGCGAACGCCGCGGGCTTGGTTAATGAGCAAATCTTGGCCGAAATTTTCGACCTGGATTATATCATTGTCGCCGGTTCTTCTAAGAATTCAGCGGCCGAAGGCCAAACCGCAAGCCCTGCACAAATCTGGTCGGGCGAATATGCGATGGTTGCCAAGATTGCAACCGGGGCCGATTTCCGCGAACCATGTTTGGGCCGGACCTTCCATTGGGGGGCCGACGGTTCGAGCATCGGCGGAACAGTTGAACAATATCGAGACGAAGCGGTTCGTTCCGATATTTACCGCGTTCGCCATGATGTCGACGAAGTGGTTTTGTACCCCGCCGCGGGCCATTTGCTAAGCAATATCACGACCTAAAAAAATGACTATCTTTGATAGACTTTTTAAGAATAACGGATTCCCCGTTTTGATTAATCAATTCGGGGAGTGCGTTACTTATTGCAAGTACGACGGAACCCAAAGAACCGTCGCGGCAATTGTAAACCGAGACCCGCCGACCGCTATTGATGCCGTCGAATATGCGATTACCGAAGAAATTGTAATTAGTGTTTATAATTGCGAAGATTTGGGGATTTCGTCGACGGAAATTGATGTCGGCGGGGATTCGGTTTTGGTTTCAAAGAGAAACGGGAAGCCCCCGGTTCGAATGTCGGTCGCAGTTTTGGAAGATGACAGCGGCGGAACTTGCGTTATTCGTTTGAGGTAAGCGGGATGGAAATAAACGTAAACGCGGTAACCGCAAGCGATACGAAAGACGGTTTCGCAAAATTGGCAAAGTATGTCGACGAAATCGGCAAAAAATTACCGCGGGAAATGTCGGTCGTTTTGAATAAGACCGCGACTTTAGTTGCATCAAGCACAAAACAACCTTTGGGAATAAAACAAGAATTACAAAAACTTTACGCTTCGGGTTTTCTTGCTAGAGATATTGCTAAGCTAATTCAAAGAAACAAAGCCAGCAAAGACCATTTGAAAGCGGTTATTAAACTAAAAAGAAAAAACCGACCTTCGCTTAGTTTGTTTAAGCCTTCGTTTACGAAAAAGGGCGTAACCTATCGAATGCTGAAAAACGAAGGAAGGAAACGAATTGCTTCAGGATTTGATTACAAAAAGAAAGGATTAATCGCAAGAAGGGCAACAAAGAAACGGGTTCCTTTGGTGTTTCCTAAAGGCGTTTCCCCGGCGGTTTTGTTCGCGGGTTCTTCCGGTCTAATGGAAAAGACACCGTTAAAAATTAAGTTTCAACTAATTACTAAAATGGAAGAAAGAATTAAATTCTTGCAATTTAAGGAAGCGGAAAAACAAGGGGTCTCCAAATGAGTTTCCCCGTAATTGAAAAGATAACCGAAGCAATCAAAAACCGATTGTTCGATTTCGATAACCAGGTTCAAGTAATACGAACCGAAATGTTATCGGATTTTTCGCCAGCGAATAAACAGGTCGTAATTGTTCAACAAGACCCGACCACAAACGAAGATTATTCTTGCCACGGAAACCCGCCCGCCCAAGCGTTTACGATTCCTTACCAAATCGTTTGTATTGCAAGACAAACCGAAACCAGTTCCGAAGCCTTGGATTCGGTTTTGTCCGACTTCGCAGCGGGAGCAATTAAAACAATGACGACCCCGACCGCCTGGTATCAATGGGGCGGGGAAGCGATAGATTCGAAAATTACCGGGATGGAAAAAAATGTTTTGGACGGATACGCGACCCAAAACATTTTACTAGAAGTAATTTTTAGAACCGACGAAAACAACCCTTACAATCGGAGATAAAAAGAAATGTTACTAACACGAAAACGAGTCTTGGCCGCGGCCATTGAAACAACGGTCGGAACCGCTGAAACCTTAGACGCTACCGACGCGGCTTACAATGTTTTCGACGCGGAAATTACCCCAAACATTGCTATGACGCCCCGAACCCAACAGGGCGGATTTGGGAACCTGGAAGCGACCCCCGAAGGTTACGGGGCGTCGATTACATTCAAAACCGAATTAACCGGAGACGGGGCCGGAGGGGTTCCCGGTTGGGCGGACGTTTTCTTTCCGGCTTGCGGTTGGGTTAAAACGGGTTCGACATTCGCCCCCGTCGCTTCGGCCCCTGGAACGAATGGCGTTAAAACGGCGACAATCGGCGTTTATAAAGATGGCCGACTAGAGCGGGCGCGGGGATGTGCGGGGAGCTTTAAGGTAATGTTTCCGACCGGACGGGCCGCGATGATTGAATGGACGTTTACGGGCGTTTTTATGGCGGTTTCCGATGCCGCGATTTTGGCCCCGACTTATCCGACCGAATTACCATTACGGGCCGCGAACGCTACTTTTTCCATTGGCGGGTCGTGGACTCCGTGTATTGAAAACCTGGAAATCGACGCGGGGAATTCGGTTATTCTTCGCGAATGTCAAAGCCCCGCCGACGCTTCCGGTTATTTGTCCGCGATGGTTTCCGATAGATTGCCGACGGGGACGTTAAACCCCGAATCGTCTTTGGTAGCGACCCAAGACAATTTCGGAAACTGGACAAGCCGAACCGAAGAAGCGTTAAGTTATTCAATCACCGACGGAACCGACACGGTTGTTTTTTCTTCGTCGAATTATCAAATTACAAACATTCAGCCCGGCGACCGGGGCGGAAATCAAGTCGATACTATTTCCTTCCAATTAAACGCCGATGATTTTTCGATAGCTTTTTAATTATTAAAACGGGGGTTTTGTTATGCCACTATCTTTGGAACCAGGTTCAAAAAATGTAGTTGTATTGGACACAGACCAAGAGAAAGACGCCCCGCCCGCGTTTTTCGTTCGGTCGCTTTCAATGCGACAAACCAAGAAACTTTCCGAAACCTATGATTTAATTTGGGAAACCGCGACCGATACGACCGAAGGCGATATGTTCGAAAGACTGTTTACTGTATTGGCCGACCTGGTTACCGGTTGGGCCAATATGGGAGATTTTGGAGAATATGAACCCGATAAACTTTGGGACGTTTTGAGCTTTACCGAGGGCCGACAATTAGCGGTAAAGATTTTGGGCGGAAACTTTCTTTCGAATGAGGATAAAAAAAAATTCGACTTATAGCATTAATTAGGACAGGTAAACTTTGCGGCGATTGTTCGCCAAGCGTTTGTCGGGATTGCCCAAGCGAATTAGAGCCGGCTTTGGTCGTTTGTCCACAATGCGAAGAAACCGGTTGCGAATCTTGCGGGTTTAGCGGCCGATTTGAAATTAAACATTGTCCACAAAAAGACATTGAATCGGGTTATTTGGATTTTGTCGAAATGGCGGCTTGTTTTAAGAAAGGTTTGCTTCCGATAGAAGGCGGGGTTTTAGACCAAGATTCTTGGTTTATTCGAGCCGCCAGGTTTTTAGATTCGCAAGAATCCATTTTACGACCTAGTTTGGAAGATTAGAAAAATGGCAAGTACAAAAACCGGCGTCGAAATCGCTATAACCGCATCGGACAAGGCAAGCCCCGCGCTAAATAAAGTCGCAAGCAGCGTAAAGAAAACCGAAAAGGAAGTGGATAAGCTAGAAAAGCAAAACCGCGACACCGGAAAATCGTTTGGGGCGATGTCGTCGGCAATGTCAAACGTGCCTTTTGCGGGTTTCATCGGTCAAGCCGGGGCCGCGGTTAATGCTATGGAAGAATTAAAAGAGGCTGGATTGGGGGCCAAAACAGCAATGGCCGCGGGATTCGCTGGGATTGCAGCGGCTTCGGTTGCAATGGGCGTTCAATTAGGTAACGCCCTGGCGGATGTTATCGACAAAATCCGCGGGGTCGCTTCCGCATTGAACGAAGCCGAACGCGAAATGGCAAACCTAAACGCCACGACCGCAAAATATCGGGGATGGAAATTAGAAGATAAACAAGCGGCAATCAGCGAAGAAGAAGATTTGGAAAAACGCCGCCAAATGACGAATGAGTTTATCGAAGAACAAAAAAAGAAAGAAAGGGAAGCCGCGGCCGAATATCGGCGTTTATCTGAAGAACGCAAAATGATGGAAGATTCGTTTTGGGTTACTGACCGGGAAAGAAGAATGAAGGCGAATGAACAAAGAATGGCCGCGTTAAATGAGGAAATGAATCAAAGAGAAGATGCGAGAAGGCAGGCCGAAAAAGATTTAGAACGCGAAGAAAAAGCACAAAAAAAAGCGGCTGAAGATGAAAAGAAAAGAGAGCAAGAAGCCGCCAGAATAAAAGAAGAAAAGAGAATCGAGGCGGAAAAGAAGAAAGCAGAAAAAGAAACGGAAGCAAGAAAACAACGGGCCGAAAAGAAAGACGATTTATTTCCTGGACTTCTTAAAGGATTAGGTAAGGAAATCGACAAAATAGATTTGGGGCCAGGGTTCGTCGGCAAATTGGAAGGCGAAGGAAACCGATTCTTACAAACCGGGAAGTCGATTAAATCCCCGCCCGAAGAACAAACCGCGAAGAATACGGAATTAATCAGTAAGGGAATCGACGAAGTTAAAGAAGGAATAAACGTGTTAAGCGGAATCTTTACCGGGGCGGTCGGGGAAGGGGCTTCGATTAGTAACGCTTTATCGGTTTTCGTAAAGAATCCAAGCGAAGGGGCCGCGACCGAAGGGGTTTAATATGGCTTTCGAGATAAACGAAACATTTGGAAACAATCAAAATTCAAACCTGGACGACGAAGGTTTGGTTTCTGCGACCGCGGTTCGTATTATGCAAGGGGTTTCCGATGATGCCGCCAAAGATAACGAAGCGTCGTTTAACGCGGTTCTTCCGTCTTTGGGTTCGATCCATCCCCGACTAGGTTTGGCGTATACGCTGAAAAGCAAAAGCGTTACCAAAGAATCGGCAATCGTTTACAAAGCGACCCTAAACTATTCGACGCCGAAAAGTAATAGCGACGACCCCGACCAGCAAATTTACCCTTGGAACGAACCCGCGATAATTAGTTTTTCGACTATTAACGAAACCGGTGACACCGAAATAGACGCGGACGGGGACGCGATTCAAACCGTAAATGGGGAATCTTTTTCTGTAAAGAAAGACTTCGCCGACCAAGGGATAGCGATAAGCAAAGCGTTTTTAAGCTATGCCCCATCGGCTTTTTACGAATTTATAAATTCTGTAAACAGCGATACCTTTTTAACATTCCCCGCGGGAACCCTTCGCGTTACTGGGATTTCCGCGACCCAAGCAAAGTTTGAAAACCAGCTTTATTTCAACGTCACCGTAAACATTGCAGCGCGTCGGCCAATCAATACAACAAACGCAAAAGCCTGGTATTGGCGGGGACCGCAAAAAGGGACGCTTATTAAACTTTCGGCAAGTAATACCGCGAAACCGGTTCCGGCTCAGGAAGGCGGTAAGCGGGTTACTGCCCCCATTTTTATCAATGAAAATGGAACTAAGCGAACTGGGGACGAAGCGATACATTTTTTAGAAGTTAAGATTTACGAATCGAAAGCGTTTAGCGGAATGAACTTATTTTAAGGGTTTGAAAAATGGCGGACGAAATAAAAGTAACGACCGGAATTCAGGTTTCAAATGGGAGCTTGTTGGTTCCCGCGATTTCTTCGACGAAAAGCTATGACCAAGCCGCTCCGATTGCGCCCGCCCCTGGCGGAGTAAATGTTGGAACATCGGAAGAAACAATTTCGTTCGGCGATGTAACGCCGGGTTGGACTTATATTACAAACCTAGACGACACAAATTACGTTGAATTTGGGTTTTCAACCGGGGTTTACGGAATGAGATTACCGGCGGGATCGTCGATGGTTTTTAAGATGAATGGCACGAGCCTATTCGCCAGGGCAAACGCGGCGGCCGTAGAAATCTACGTTCAAGGGGTAAACGATTAAATGCCAGTTTACGGATTTAACGACCGAGAAACGGCGATAAAACTTAAAAAGATGGTCGCGGCCGGTTCGGTTACTAGCGCGTCAATCGCCCCTAATGGATTCGACGAACAGGGGGGTTTCGCTTTTCAAAACAAAACAGGCAAAACGATTCCGCCTTTCGGTTTGGTTTTCTTAAAACGATTTTCTTACCAAGGGCAGGGAACCGCCGATTATCCAGCGGTCGCGGCTTATTCTTATTCCCAAGTAAAAGACGAAAACGATTTTAACATTTGGATAAAAGACGCTTGGGCGTTTAATAATTCGATGCCGGTTGAACCAAATGAATACGGTTGGGCACAATCGAAAGATACCTTCGTTATCGGCTTTGATAAAGCAAGCGGCGGAATTGATGCGGGAACCCAATTTTCCGCCCACCATACAAACGATTTCGAGATATTGCAATTTGGGCAGGAAGAAGGGCCAAAATGGAAGGCTTATCAAACGCTTTCCGCGGTTGAAATGGGAGCAACCGAAAACGAAAGATTAATTCAATTATTTGTTCCTTACGGCGGGGAAAGCCGCGAAGTCGATTTGGTTCGAGCGGAAAGGATTAGCGAAACACAGCATCGAATAACCGAAACCGGGCCATATTTCGACGAAGTGGTAACCGCGTTAAATACCGGAAACTATCCGTCGGCAATTGGGGCGAAAGCGTTTTTAATTAATCCAGGGGTTCCGATTACGATTCCAAGCGGAGGTTTCGGGGGGGGCCAAACGATAATCAATTGGTGGATATTGGAAGAACAATATTTAGAAGCCGAAAACCCAAACCCAGGCGGGGGCGGGGGGACGGGACCGGGGACGCCATGACGGTTATCGAACCATATCACCATAAAGATGAAATGTGGAATCTGTTGTATTGGCATCCGATACACGGAGACTATCGGAAAGAAAACGCTTTCGAAGCCCGCACCAATGGACAACCGATTGGGTTTAATCAACATCGGCCAAGCGGAATCGGAACCCACGACGGCAAACAAAACCGAATGATTTTCGACACCCGAACCGAATATGTTGGGGGTCGGCTTTATGGTGATTTTGATTGTATCGTTTTCCATTTGATGGGCGGGCGGGATGTCGACGGAATCGAATATTTCAACCGACCGAACGAATCTATTATTTGTAAACGCTTTCGAATTGATGTTTGCGAAAACGGCAATTTTGTTTTGTTTTCAAATTACGTCGATTTTTATGGGCCAATGACGGGAACCAATTACACTTCCCAAGATCCGATAATGATTTTTTCGGCGGTCGATGGCGGGAAACTTTGGACGACGACTTACAGCCAATGCCAAGGTAATACCGGGAGCTTTCGAGAATATCAAGGAAACGCCGGTTCCGCGGGGACGGGATACAGCGACTTACAAACCACAATTTCGAAAGCCCACGATATAGATTTTGAACCTGGCGAACATTTAATAGAGATCTTTTTTAGTCAACCATTAAGAACAATCCCCGCCGACAATCCTTTGGGGGTTCCGGCGTTTACAAAATGGCCTAGCTATAGAGACACCGACGACGATTATTTTCAAATCCATATCGACGGGGTTTGCGTCGCTACGATGGTAGCCGACGCCCCTGGTTATCAACGGCCGTTAAATGAATTCTTTCCCCCGCGGGAACCGTCGGTTATTTACGATACCTATTTGGCAAATACTCCAAACAATTATCCGCGGGCCGATTGTTGGGAAGGATGGCAAGACCCCATCGGAAAATCAAAAGCCTGGTCGATGGCGACCTATGTTTTGGATTACGAAGTAAACGGAACAGGGGAACGCCCCGTTTGGCTTAGCACGTTAAAAAATACGACAAACCAACATTTTGCGATAAAAGATAATATCGACTACTTATACCCGAACGGGAATCGAAATATCGAATTCGACGACGGGACGAAATGGTATTTTTGGACGACTGACGAAAGCGGCCCAAAATTTAGCAGCCCGCCCGCTAATACAGCCCAAAGACAATCGGGAGGTTTCCCAAATATTGGCGGTCGTTTAATTACAGATTTCGAAAGAACGCGAGTTTCTATTCCGCAGTCGTCAAGCTGGAATTTCCAAGGCGACCGATTGGGTTTAGAAGTGGAAAATTTATCTTTGCCAGGTCCAAAATCATATTATTCGATTCAAATGGGTTTTAGATTTGATAGCCCAAGCCCAACAGAAACGAGCGGAACCTGGCATTTTGCTAGACCTTGGACCGCGGGAAGTTTTGCGGAAACCGCTTTTCAATTATTTTTTGCCGGAACTTCGGCCCCTGGAAGTATGACTTAACAAGGAAAAAAACAAATGTCACAATTAACAGTACCTTCAAACATTATCGTTTCGCCGGTTTTAGATGGCGATGTTTCGGCGGGCGCAAATATTGCCGCGTCCAAATTGCAGCAACAAAGATTCATTTCGACTTCGTTTGATTTAGACCGATCCGATACCCCGGTGGCGACCCATAAAACGGTTTGTATTGCAAGCAATAGCGGAACCCTTAAAACATTTACTTGTTCTTTAGCGGACACCGGAACGACAACCGATGTCGACTTTGATTTGAAAGTTAATGGTTCCAGCGTTTTGACCGCCGCGGTTAATATCACAAATTCAGAAACCGACGACCAAGGTTACAGCGGAACGATTACGTCGACTTCGATTAGTGCCGGCGACGTAATTTCTATCGACTTGGCGGTTACAACGTCGACCGGAGCTTTGGGACCATTTGCCCAAGTGGTTTTTAACGAAACCGCGGTTTCCTAAGAATATCCTTCCCCCGGCGACCCTGGCCCAAATGCTTGCGTTTACGCTTGCAAATTAAGCCAGGGTCGTTTTTTTTGCCAATTGGGGTTTATTTCTTAATTTGGGTTCGTTAAGATTCGATAAGAGTTAAAGGGACTCTAAAGGGAAAAACTTTCTTCAGCATTTGGAAAGGGTTTAGTAATGACGACAAAAAACGAAAAGCATTTGTTCGAAATTTTCGACTGTCAAATTAATAACGTTGACGACGCCAAAGATTTTATAAGAAACTTAAAACGTTACGATTTGCTTTTTCATTTTGACGATGATATTTACGACTGCTTGCAAGAACAAGCAAGTTTCGAATTATTAAAAGTCATAGACAGCAAAGTAAACGAGATTTACGAAAATCCTTTCTTAGTTGATTGGGGGGAATTCGAATGTCCGCTTGGTTATATCTTAGAATTGCTTAAAGAAGATGATTCTAAAGTTTCAAACGAAGTCAATTCACAAACCCACTAAAGAGACCTAATGAAGTACGCGATTATTTTTATTTTTTGTTTCATGCTTTGCTATTATGTCGGGGTCGCGTTCGTCGATTATTTGGGCGAACGCCGATTTCGAAAACATAAAGAAGAAGCAAAAAGAGAAATCGAAAAGATTAGAAACAAAGATTAAACGATTACAAGGAAGGTAAACAGATGAAGAATAAAAAGGAATTTATTTCGGAATGGCTAAAAAGAAATGCTGAATCCGACCAAATGTTAGCAAGTTTGCGGGAATCAGTTTTTTCGCGATTAGAAAAAGAATATCCGCAAGTTTTTCTCACGCAGCTTTCGCTTTCATTTATCCAATTGGAAGATGAACTAATAGAACCGACGATTAGCGACGCGGAGTTTTTGATAAAATCAGTCGGAACCCATTTAGTTAGGACTTGGGCCCACGAATATTTGATTTCTAAAACCGTGGCTTCTAGCGATGAATAAAGAAAATGCCACGGAAGAAACCAACAGCGACCCAAGTTTATAAGCAATGTTTGACAATAGCGAAAAGGATAGCGAAAGAAAGGGACGGTTACATTTGCCAAAGATGCGGGAAAGCAAAAAGCGAAGGTTATAAAATCGACGCTTCGCACGTTATCCCAAACACGCCCAAAGATAGAGCTTTGGCGGTGGAACCGGAAAACATAAAAGCATTATGTGCGGGATGCCATAAGTTTTTTTGGCATTTGTCGCCGGTCGAATCGGGGCTTTGGTTTGTTGAAAAGTTTCCCAAACGATGGGAACGAATCAAAAAATTAAAGGAATCGCAACCAGAGAAAAAGGGAATCGAGTTTTGGAAAGCGAAGAAGAAAGAATTAAAAGAGAGCGAAGGGAAAAATCCTTAGAGAATCGCCGGAGGGTTTACGCGGCCCGGTTCCCCGTCGGTTTGAAGATTGGCTTTTTAACTGTTGTCGAAGAACCCGAAGCGGTAAACGGGCGTCTTTTCGTCGCTTGCGTTTGCGATTGTGGGAAACTTAAAAATTTCGATTTGAATTACGTTATTAATGAGAAGTTCCACAAATGCGGGAAAGACTGCGAATCATACTTAAACAGCATTTTAACAAAAAAGCAAAAACAAAAACTTAAAACGGTAAACGATTGGCTTGCATACTTTCGAAACGATAATAATTTTAATCCGCCTTTGGATGACAAGCCGACCGACGCCCCGCCAGGGAGCGAAGAAAAAAAGAGAATCTTACAAAGCCGACTAGAAAGGGGCAAAGCGTTATTCCATCCGGACGACAGGAAAAATTATAAGGGGACGAAACCGAATCAATTTATTTTGTATAGAAATCGTGACAGTTTTTTTTAGAAAAGGGAAAGTTTAGA